CGTCGCAGACACGAGAGTCACTACATCTGTCATTCCGTTGAATGTAGCGCCGGATGACGTGAATGGTGAAATCAGAATCACGGATACAAAGTTTCTGATTCCAGCTTCGTATCTTGGCGACTATTTTCCAAAGCCAGATGATTGCATTGAATACGCTCAGGCTGAGTTGATTATCACAGCCAAGATAATCACTCCGCTGACGCACAGAGGCTCAAAACCAATACTTCACTCTGTTATCGGCAGGTCTATCATGGTGGTGGATACAAGTGATCCAACTCAGCTGCCGGAAAGAGCCAGAGAAGTGAAGGAGGTCAGAGTCGATACAGACACCCAAGGCGTTATTTACGTCGGTCGCGGTGTTTATGGCCTGGCCGAATCTTCAGTTGGTTGGACTATCACCCGCAGCATCTACAACGCTGCTGGCGTCCGCACCAGCAAGGGCACGGCAGTCAACGTCACCTGGACCGGCCGAGCAGGCCACACCTACACCTGATCCGATGGCTCTCCACACCAACCGACCTGTTGAGCGCGACGGCAAGGTCTTTGACCGGCTGGCGGCAAACCTGGCGCTGTCTCCGATGTGGCACGCCGATGGGATGGGCGTGAGCATTGCAGTGCGGCTGACGCCCTACCGGGCGGGCCCGGATGGCCCGGAGCGCCTGGATGATGCAGCGCAGGCGGTGGTCTATGGCGATGCGGTGGAGGCTGCTGCGAGCGACCCAGCGGTGGCTGGATTCCTGCAGGCGCTGGAGGCAGCGGCTCAGGCGTTCATTGATGCAAAGGGGCTGTGAGTCATGGCAATCGTTCGGGCGGTCAAATCTGGGAACTGGTCTGACCCAACGGTGTGGAACACCGGGGCGTTGCCGACTGCGGCGGATGATGTGTATAGCAATACGTTCACGGTGACGATTGATGTCAGCCCGACGGTGCTGCAGATAAGCAACGCGAGTACGACGGGGGTGACGGCGGGTGGTGGGTTTTTAATCAGTGCCAATGGAATCACGCTGACGGCAAATACTATCGCAAGCACTGCAACAGTTTTAACGGTATCTAACAATACTGGTACGTCAGTTCAGCTTAATGGAAATCATAATGGAGCATCAGCAGGCGCTGTCGGAATACTTTTCAACGGCACCGGCACCCTAAACATGGTCGGATCAATTGTACCCAATATTCTAGGCTCTACCACTGACACTGGTGGCGTCAGGGTTAGTTCTTCAGGAACTTTTAACTTCACAGGCAATGTTTCCGCTGTTTCCAATGCCGAGGCGATTAGACTCACATCTTCAGGAACTGTTAATGTTACGGGCACCGTAACTGCCGCTATCGGAAGTGCAATTTTTAGCAATGGTACTGGTTCAATTTCAGTAGTTGGAAGTGTAAATGCCGGTGTCGCAGCCGGAATCGGTTTAACAGGGGCGGGAAGTCTTACCGTGAATGGCACAATCACGGCGTCGGGCAGCGCTGCTGGTGTCAGTAGCACCAGCAGTGCCGCTCAAGTGTTAGTAACCGGCCCGCTTTTGACTTCAATAAATGGAATCAATCCGATTTACGCAATAAGATGGGGCTGGATAGCCAGCCCTTCTTCTACTTACTATCAGGTTAGGGTAGGTGGGTCAGGAATCATCCGCAGTCTCTACACCGCCGACTCTGTAGGCGGCAACCCAGCCACCAGCAACGTCCGCAGCGGCACGGTCTACGGCCCTGCTGGTGAGCTGACCGGCACCTGCGCCGTCCCCCCTGCCGGGTCCGTGGCGCTTGGCGTGCCCGTTGATGCCACCACCGGCACTGCTGCCATTGATGGCGCCAGCATCCGCGCCGCCGTAGGCCTGGCCAGCGCCAACCTGGACACGCAGCTCGATGCCCTGCCCACTGCCGCCGAGGCCGCAACCGCCGTGCGGTCGGAGCTGGCAACTGAGCTTGGCAGGATCGACGACGCCGTCAGCAGCCGGCTCGCGCCTGGTGGCACCCTGGCCCGCGTCACCCTTGCCGATACCGTCACCACCCTCACCAACGCCCCGGATGTGCCGACAGAGGCCGAGATCGCCACGGCTGTCCGCACCGAGCTGAGCACTGAACTGGGGCGTCTTGACGTTGCAATTTCAACAAGGCTTGCAACCTCTTCTTATACGACTCCCCCAACCGCTTCTGCTATTGCCACCGCTGTCAACAGCGCCCTTGATAGAACCGGCTTCTCCCTCACCAGCGGAGAACGGCAAGCGATTGCAACAGCAGTTGAACAGTCAATCTTGAACGAAAATGACGGTCAGGCAATTTTGAATGCAATTGTTGGTGCAATTGGCAACCAGAACATTGATCAAGTGGCATTGGTGGCCGCCATCCGTGCAGATCTGGAGCGGACCGGCGGCGCCCTCGCCACCCGCTCGACCCTGACTGCAGCTCAGGTGCGCACAGAGCTGGCCCCGGAGCTGGGCAACCTGGATGCCACCGTCAGCAGCCGGCTGCCCTCTTCCGGCTACACGGCGCCGCCGAGTGCCGCCAGTATCGCCACCACGGCCTGGAGCGCGGCCACCCGCACGCTCACGGCCAACCCAGGCCCCAGCGCTGCCGACAATGCCACAGCGGTCCGCGCCGAGCTGAGCACGGAACTATCGCGAATCGACGCCACGGTGAGCAGCCGCCTGAAGCCGTCTGACACCCTGGCCCGCGTCACGCTGACTGATACGGCTACGAGCCTGACGAACGCGCCAACAGTGCCGACTCCTGGCCAGATTGCAGATGAAGTGCGAACTGAATTGACGCCAGAGCTTTCTCGCGTTGCGAACTGTGCAACCACCCAGGAGGTCGGCGACATCGTGCAAGACGCTCTTGAGACGTAGGTGTATGATTGGTCGGACCGGCGTGCTTGCAGCACCCGGTCCATGACCATCACGCCACCGGAGGGCGCAACGATGACTGAAGGTTACAGGAGCTTCATCCGCTGGATCCGCAAGCCGATCCTTCAGCTTCTCGCTCTGAATGATCTGATCGTCATTGGCGATGTCTACGGATCGAACGGTGAGCCAGCAGTAGTTCAAGTGCCAAGCGGACGAACGGCTGAAATCATCGGCAGCATTTCGGTGTGGGATGGACCTGCAACTGTGATGCCGAGGGGATGCCTACCTAACAAGCCGATCAGAGCCGTCAAGGCTGGAAGCTGGAGCGATTCGGCCACTTGGAAGCGCGTTTAGCATTTTTGGCACTTTGATTACCTGTTGGGCTACAATTAAGCAAGAGTTGCAGTCCCAGGCATGGCAACCCCAAGAAGGCCGAGTAAGCCCAGGCCAAGCACAATCGCAAGGAGGGGCAAAAAAGATCCCCTCAGCGGCAAGCCATGGTCGGAAGTTCCAGAAAGGATCAAAAGAGATATTAACAACGCAGCGAGAAGGGCAGCTGCTGAGATCATGAATGGACTCGCTGCCAAGGGTCCGGCCTATAGCGGAGACTTCCGTAATAGCTGGAGAGCCAACGCGCTTGGTGGTTTCGCAAAGAATCAGCCATCACCCAAGGGATACCCCTACAGAATCCAAGACGTTCCACAGCTGAAAACAACTGTCAAGGCTTTGCAAAGAGTGACGGTGTTTGAAATTGTGAATACTTCGCCATACGCGCTGTATGCAATGGATATTCTTGAAGGCAGGTGGATAAAGCCGAAGACGCCCGAAAAGCCGGTTGGTGGAATTGAGTTCAAACCAGTATATGGCATCAGGGAAAAAGGGCCTACATTCCGTTGGGATGTCAAGCCAGACCCGCAGGGGACAAATGTGTCAACCGCAGAGCGTGATTGGTATGAAAACTATGCTCGCGGCGGTGAGATGTCTGCCGATGTGAAGCGCGTCGTTAGACTTGCCTTTAGAAAGGGTGACAGTGGAGTGGTCGTCAATTGAACTACCAAGCAATCTGCGCAGCACTTGAAACCCCGCTCAACAGTGCATTTGCTGCGCTCACTCCCCCTGTCAGCATCTACTTTGATAACCTCATTGCCATGTCGCCGGATCCCCCTGGCGAGTACGTGATGGTCAACATCACATTTGGCCTAACAAGTGAAACCGCTCTCGAAGAAAGCCTTGATCGCGCTCGCGGTGCAATTATCATCCGCATTTTTACGCGCAAGGGGAATGGCGGAAGGCGTGCAAGACAGCTTGCCGAAACGGCTTCCTGCGTCCTGAAGAATCTCGGCTCAACAAAAAAGCCGGCGACAGGAACCTTTGTGAGAGTTCGCGATATTTCCGGTCCGATGTTTTACATGGATCAGGAGCAGCCGCATTTCATGGCGAGAATGTCTGCTTCCTGGGATGCGACCAATCTCGGCTAAGGACTGACCTTACCGGCTACGGCTTCTCATTCGGCCTGAAACGAGGTGGTGGCTAGGATTGGTACATCGGGCAGTGCCCGCACTGCTGTTCATTTCTTCAAAGTCCATGTCCTGTGACACCACGGTACTGACGGGCACTTCGGGCGCTTTCTGGTATAAGCCGGCAAACACCCAGGCCTGCCTCGGCGCCTCTGCTTTTCCCACCACCGGCAGCAATATCACGGTTGGTGATTTCCTGGGTTTCAAGGTCGATGACCCCGTGACCCTCACCTATCCCGTTGGTGCGACTGTCACCAATGCCATCGCGGCTGGCGACTACTTCGTGAAGACGTATGATCCCGCAACTGGGATCATGACGCTTTCCAGCACTGTTGGCGGCACGGCTGCTACTGCAACCGCTGCTCCGACCAACTTTGGCAGCCAGCTGGCCACCATCGTCTACAAGGCCTTCGCCCCGATCGCCCAGGTTCGGGACTGGAGCCTGGAGATCACGCGAGCTGAGATCGACGTAACCACCATCGGCGTCCCGAATGGTCAGTTTGCTCCTTTCAGGACTTACGTGACCAGCTTTGCTGATGCTACTGGCACGACCACCGTGTACTTCACGGATGCCGACTCGGCTATGTCGAACCGTCTGATCAGCGATGTGCTGCAGCGTCGTCAAACCGGCACCGCCGTCAAGCTTTACATTGACGCCGTGTATTCGGGTGGCACGCTGTCCGAAACGCTGAGCCGTTCGATCTCGACTGAGGTTGTACTGACTTCCGCAAGCCTGAACGTGAACCCGGATGATGCCCAGAGCGTGAGCATCAACTTCCGTCCGTCTGGCAACGTCACCTTCGACCTGACCCGCACCTGATGCTGTTCGGCTGGAGCCTCGCCTGCCCCCGCTTGTTCGGGGGCTTTTTTGTTGCTATCCTGTTCAAGCCTCCGTCTATTCACATGGCCTCCACTACTGGCTTCGGCACAGCTCTTGAAAAGCTGAAGCAGGCCGCCAATCTTGAACCAATCAAGAAGGTCGTTCCTCTCAGCGATGGCTTCACCGAGCTTGAAATGTATATCACGCCGCTGGTTGCAGCTGAGCGTGACCGGGCTCGTCGCAATGCCCGTGCTGCATCCAAGACCAAGGATGACGATTCCGACTGGCTGATCTATCTGCTCGTCAGCAAGGCCAAGAATGCTGATGGCAGCGCGATGTTTGCAGCTGGGGAAATCCCCGAGCTGAAGACCGCGATTCGTGCTGAGGATCTTGACAAGCTGATTCTTGTTGTCCTTGGCAGTGAGGATGATGAGGTTGAGTCCTCGACAAAAAAATCGCAGACGAACTCCGCGAAGACCGCTGGACCTACCTGAAACTGGTAGTTGCAGAAACTCTTGGCAAGAGTCTCCGCGAAGTCGATACGACGATGACCCCAGAGGAACTAATCCTCTGGTCAGCTTACTTCAAGATCAAACAGGAAGATCAAGAAGAGGCGATAAGTAAAGCGAAGAGGGGCCGCCGGTAGGCCCCTTTTTCTTGGCTAGAGTTGAAATAAAAAATGGCCAGAGTAAGAAGGCGCGGACAAAACATCAGCCTTGCCAAGGATCTGCAGGGGCAGATCAATAAGGCAGTTGCAAAGGCGGTGCAACAGGTCGCCGTTGAGGTGACGAATGGACTTGCGCAGGCCGGTCCCGCGTGGAGCGGCAGCTTTTCGTCTGCTTGGGATGTGGTGATCCCTGGCGGCGCCGCAAGCCCCCCAAGAAAGGAGGGATCCGTCTACTCGTACAACAAAAGAAACTTCCCTCTCAGCAGATACGAGCGAGTTCTGAATTCAAAAGTTGGCAGCGATATGATTAGATTTGAAATCACGAACTCATCTCCTTATGCTGGAATTGCAATTGACGAAGAAGAGGGGCTTTTCTTTGCGATCGGCACTCCCATTAAGCCGGTGATTGAGCGTGGATTCAGGCGCAAGGATGGAGGTGGAATGCAAGACTTTGGCCTTCGCCCTGACATTGCCATTGGATACACAAGGGAAGATCCAAATGCTTCAATTACTGCTCCGAAGTTTTGGTTCCAGACCTACACAAGAGGCGGCCAGCTATCTTTCAATGTTCGGAGAGGGGTCGAAATCGGTTTTCGCTTATAGTGCCTATACTGGCTAGAGAAGAGTTTTTGGCTCAATGGCTGGCGCTTCAATTGACCTTCTGGTAACTGGCCGCTCAGCTGTTGACAGGCTGATTGAAAGAGTTAGCAAGCTTGACGACATTGTTAATAGGCTAAATAGCTCCCCGCTGGACGTATCCGCGTCAAGAGCTGTGCGTGATGTGGAAAAGCTGCAGTCAAGCATGACTGCGCTTAACCGTATTTCGGACGATGCTGGAAAGGGTATTGCTGGGGCTGGAGCTGAAATTCAAAAAAACTTTGATAAAATCGAAAAGGCGCAGCAAAGACTGTCAAGACTGAAAAATCCAGAAACAAAAACCTATAAAAAGTTACAGCAAGATATTCTTGACGCGGCCAGCGCTATTGATGAACTCAACAGCAAAACAGCCCAGCTAACACAGAGGCAGAGGGAGGCCCAGACCGGGGCGATCGGGCTTAACAGAGCCCTTGGCCTTGCCATGAAAAACCAGGCAAGCGTAAACGCGCTTCAGGGCCTTGCTGATGCCTATCTCCGCATTGGAGATCTCCGCAAGAAACTCGTAACTGGCGGGCTTGGCAAAGACGTAGGCCTTGACGCAAGCATAAGTCAGCTCAAAGAGCAGGCATCCGCTCTTTCGCTGGTTGCAAATAACGTTAAAATTGCGTCTGCCGATTTCAATAGATTCAGTGTTGCCGTAGAGGGGGCGAACAAGAAGCTCGCAGAAGCCGAACAGCAACGCTTTCGGGCTATCGCCTTTGGTTTATCTCCTCAGGCTCAGCGTCAAAATTTTGGTCAAGGTACATCAGAAGCCAATCTTGCCGGCTCCCGCAAGCTCATTGCTTCCGCGCTTGCAATGGGTGACACGGTGACAAGAAGCGAGGCCGCAATGGACTCATACCTTGGCTACCTAGAAAGACTGCGCTCTCTTGTTCCTGTTATCTCCAATGAGTACCGGGCTCTTGAGGAGCGGATTGCATCTGTTCGCGAGGAAATGAGCGGATTTGGCCTGCGTGGCCAAAGTATGAAGATTCAGCCGCAGCTTGGCCCTGCCTCCAGGCTTGATGATCCGAAATCAATCATCAAGAAGCAGGGATACTATGATAAGATTGAACTGCAGCTTGATCGAATTGCGGCTCTTGAGACTCGTGTTGACCAAGCATTTCTCAGTCAAAACCAAAAACTTGAGCTTCGCCAAAAGCTTGACAAGGCAACTTCCTCGCTTGCCGAAAGGGATCTAACGGCCTCGAAGCGTCAGACAGCTGAAATTGACCGCCAGCGAATGTCGCTTGAGCGCCTGAATAGACGTGGAACGCCAACGCCAGTAACTGAGGCGCAGAAACTTGCAGCAAAGGGAATAAACTGGAGAAGTGCATTAGCTCAGGTGGAGGAGCTTTCCAGTGGAGTGTCCACCAAGGCTGGAGCCGGCCAGGCTGGACAAATCAGGCCTTCAAATATCCGAACCACTGACGTCTCACCAATTGATGCGCCAAAGCGACTCGCTAACATCCTCGCCTCTGGCCTCCTTTTGCAGGAGAAACTTGCCGGAGCGCAGGCAAAAGGCGTTGAGATTGGTGACACCCTTGTCAAGCTCCAAAATACACTCAATGCCGCAAAGGCTGATACGTTTGAGATTTCCGCGAAGAGCCTGGATATTCTTGATGAAGAGCTAAACGGAACAAGGCAACTGCTTGCGCTAGAGAAGCAAAGAGCGGCCAATGCGCAGGCTGAGTCAAAAGCATCCGAGCAGCTTGCAAAAAGGCTTGGCCGTGGGCAGCAGCGCGATACCGGAACCCTGACCTCGATTCTTGGTGATCTCGGACGTGCAGACACTGCCGCCAAGGTCTTCCGTGGCGGTCGCAGTGGCGAGCAAGCCCTGAGCAACATCATCGGTGCGTTCAACGCTTCTGTTGGCGGGAAAGCTACAGGAACTGGTGCTGGCGGCCTCAAGGGCGCAGTCTCTGGCGCCGCTGAAACTGGCGCGAGCGTTGTAAGCACTTTTGCCGACAAGCTTGCCGGCGGTTCATCCAGCGCTGCTGCGGCGGCAACCAAGTTTGCGTCTGCTGCAACAAAAGCGATCAATAAGGTCTTTGGCAGGAACAGCCCTCCCAAGTTCATTCTTATGCTAATCAGTGACATCATCAATGCCACTACTAGCAGGCTTGAGCAGGGTACTTCTGCTATTGAAGCGGCCTTCAGCAAGGCCTTTGGTGCTGGCGCGAATGCAGTTGGGAAAGCCGTTAAAACGGCAAGAGAGGGCATAGCGACTGCCTCCCTAAACCTTCCTACTAGAAATCCGCAGACTGGAATCGCAGGTCAGTTTGATTTTGCGGTGAAGCGTCCGAGCCTTGGAGCTAACTATGGAACACTTTCGCAATCCATTGCTGACCTGACAATTGATTCGGCTAAATACAGAAGGCGAATTGATGCGGTTGGGCTCCAGAACTTCCCAACCGAAATACTGAGGGAGTCGAGCGCAAGGGGTACGTTCCAGGACGTATTCCCGGAAATGAAGCTTGAGCGAATTTTCAGGAACCTTCCGGGGCTTCTTGAAAAGCAGATTGATGACGCCTTCGTCAAGAGTGCCAACAAGTTCAGCTCTGCCAGGTTCGTAACGGCACCCATGTCTCCGGTTGCCGGACAAGCGGGCGAGTCATCAATTCTGAACCCTGGTATTCTGATGAGTCGCGACCAAAGAATTCGCGGTAAGCTACCAACTCTTCAGAGCGCTCCACCTTCTAATCCCCTGTTTTCCGCCAATCAGATTCAGGGGCGCGGCATTGGATCACCGCTTTCGTCAATCTTTGCTTTTGGTAAGACGCAGACCCTTGGTAGCGAAGCCGGTGCCGCTATTGGATCCCCGCTTGAAAAATTGCAGCAAGCACTGAATTCCGCTACAAAGCCGATTCGCGACTTTGCGCTCAGCGTTCAATCTGCTGCCAATTTCACCTCTTCCGCTGTTCGGTCTGCTGGCGGCGGCGGTCGTGGGCCGAATCCTCCAGCCCCTCCTGCCGGACCGGATCCTGGCGACTTTGAGGGCCGCGTAAATGCTGCTCGCGGCAATGCTGATCAGCTTCTTGGCCTGAAGGATCTGGCTGATATGTCAGGCGCCAGCATCAAGCAGCTGCAGCTTCTGTCTCAGGCGCTGTCTGAAACACGCGAAGGCGTGAAGATGACGGACGCGAGCTTTGATCAGCTGACCAAAGTTCTGAACAAGGTTGACGACCAGATTGCTCGCCGGGATACCGGGGCTGACTTCCTGACCCGCAGGTTCGGCCAGAGAGGCGGCCAGGCGGTCGGGGAAGGCCTGATCGGTGGCGCCTTCCCCCTCCTGTTCGGTCAGGGCGCCGGAGCCGCTGCTGGTGGCGGTCTGGGCGGCTTCTTCGGTGGCCTGGCCGGCGGCACGCTGGGCTTCGGCCTGTCGCTTGCTGGCACGGCGATCGGCTCCCAGGTGGACATGCTGATGCAGGCGACCCAGGACACCGGCAACATGCTGCGTGATCTGGTCGGCAACTTTGAGCAGATCAAGGATTCCGGCCTGCTTGCAAGCCGTGGCCAGGAAAAGCTGATTGGCAATCTGATTGAGGCTGGGAATAAGACCGCTGCCTACTCGATTATCCAGGGTGAACTGAATAACAAGCTCGGGGTCGATGGAGCTACGAAGCTTCGTGAAGCCGCTGATGCTGGTGATCGCCTGAAGCGTGCAATGGCCGACCTTGGCGTACAGATCCAGCTTCTTGTTGCTGGGCCGCTTACTGACATCTTGAATGCTATTGCATCAGGACTGGAGAGAAGCGGGACGGAAAAAAGATTTGAGAATGCCTTTGCTGCAGCCACACCAGAAGCTAGAGCGGCTGCAAACAGGCAGTTGCAGGCTGCCGCTGAAAAAGCAGGCGCACCAAGGGGATCTGGACTTCTTGAGAGGTTGATTGGCCGCCCGCTTGGAGGCGGTGGAGCTGGTTCAATTCTTGGGATTCCGACTAAAGATTTGGCTGAAATCACCGCTGGACTTGTAAGATCCACTCCTGCGCCACAGCTCAAGCCACAGGAGCAACGCGACAAGGCGATCAGGGACGCAGAAACCCGCCGCGACACAGCTCAACGCGATCTCGAAGTATTCAATAAGCGGAACGAAGGAGCGGACATCCTGAAGGGCTTCAAGCAACAAGCCAACGCCATCAAGCGCGAGCAGGAAGATCTTGATCGTCAGTCCTTTGAGCTGCGTCGTGACTACGAAAAGCAGATCGAGGATATTCGCCGTGGCGTTGAAGACAGGATCTCCCAGCTTCGTCAAGAAAACGCCCAGAAAGAGCTTGAGATCCTTGTCAAGCAGGGTCAGATCAGGGAGCAGCAGTTTAAGAATGCTGCGCTTGAGGTTCGCAATGAGCTGGCTGGCGACGAGCTTGCGCAAAGCCTTGCGGACGCTGTAACCACCTACCTTGGCGCTCAGCTTTCGGCCCAGGATCAGATCGAGCAACGCCGTAAGCAGTTTGAGATTGCGATTAGCAACCAACAGGTTGAGCTTGAAAAGTACAAGGCCGAGGTTGCCAAGAGGGTTTCGGACCTGAATATCAGCACCGCCGAAAAAATTCAGGAGATCAACAGAAGCGTTGCACGCAGAAACGAAGATGCGGCCCTGAATACATTTGAAGCCGAAAAGAAAATTGCCTCGCTTAAGGCAGAGGTTATCAAGAACGAACTCCTTGTCATGCAGGCAAGGCAGAGCAGCTTCCTTGAAAGCGCAAAGGTCAATGCGAAGGAGAATCCTGGCAAGCAGGTCTATCAAGACGTACTCACGGCAAATCAAACAATCTTCGACAACATCACAGAAAATCTGAAGCTCGCGGGCGAAAACCTGAAAGCGATTGAGACAACAAAGGCTCCTCCAAAGCTCAGGGAGATTCCGTCTGTCTCCACTCGGAGTGTTTCTACTGCTGGCGTAACGCAGGCCGTGGCACGCGGGGATCAGCTTCAGAAGACCCTGCTCGACCTTGAAACTTCACTTGTCAATTCTGGTCAGGCTGGCAACTTCAATGAATTTATTGGTCGCATAAGCGATCTTGCCACCGGTCCATTCAAAGAGCTTGACGACTCTCTTACTAGATCCAGGAAGGCACTTGGCCTTGTCGCAGACGATTTCTCAATTGCCATCGGCGTCATTCAAGGCTCTTACACAAGCCTTGTCAGCTCTCTTGCAAGGCGGCCAGATTTCAAGCTGACACCCGAACTGCTCGGCTTAATTGCCACTGCGGAAAAAGTTACTGTCGAGTTTGAAAAGCTGCGGCCAACAATTGAGTTTTACACCCAGTCAAACGACCAGCTCAGCAACTCCATTACTCAGGCGAGGGGTGAGATTTCTGCGCTCCTGCTCCCTGTCAGCGAATATGATAAGTGGCTGCAAATCATCAACAGCCGTGGCGGGCTTGGCATCAACCCAAGACAGGAGGAGGAAATCCTCAGAAACGCAAAAGCGCTTGACAACTTGAATGCCAAGCTCAAGGTTCTTAATGGACTTAGGGATATTGCAAGTGGCTGGACCGACTCGTTTATCCAGCTCAATAAAGAACTGCTGAAAGGCGGGAACCTGCTGGAATCTGTTCAGCGTTTCGCTGAAGGCGTTGCAGATCGGACTCTTGATGTCCTCCTTGAGTTTACGCTGCGCCCCCTGCAGGATCAGCTGTTCAAGAATCTCTCCGATGTCTTAGGCATCAAACCTGAGCAGAACCCCCTGCTTCAGCCAATTACTGCTGTCAAGGACAATACCGACAAGATTCTTCAGGCTGCCATTGAACTTGTCAAAAAGGCTGAGACTGCGGCTGCGGCGGCTCGCGGCGCCACTCCGGCCCCGGCCACGGCTCCCGCGAACGGGATTGTCCCAGGTCCAGGCGGCAGGTCGCCGGCAACGGAGCCCCCCAAGAGCGGTCAGTGGTATCGGGACGCTCAGTCCAGTGGAGCAACTGGACAGTTCACGGGCGTTGGCGGGCCTGATCTGCCGATGACCGGCAGAAGCATCAAGGAGGCGCTGCGTCTTACGGATGAAGAAATTGCGGCTGCAGTCAATACTGCAATTGGCGAATATGGTGGATCCGATCCGCTGGGCAGAACTGATGTTTTCGCGAACATCCTCAGCCGCTCACGCTCCGGTCAGTATCCATCGAATCTGGTGGATGTCGTAACCCAAGCCGGCCAGTATGCACCAAATTTTGGCCTGAGTCGCGCCCAAGTCGTCAATCCAAATCGTTACGGCGCCGACCTGTTCAACAAGGTCAAGGCCGAGCTTCTTGATCCCGCACTTCTTGAGCAGTCGATCAAGGACATCAATGGCCGCTTGTATTTCAAAGGCGTTAGCCAGTACGGCAATATGATGCAGGGCGACTTCCTGCGAGCCGAGGGGCAGAACTTCTTCCACGGCCCAGGCAGAGAGCCCGGCCTAAACCCTGCGATCACCAGCAAGCTTCTTTCCGAAATTGGCTCTGTTGTGTCCCAGGTTCAGCCAGCTCCTCAGTTCAATGCTGAGGAAAATGCTAGGAGAATGCTTGAGGCTTACGATGCAATGCGCGAGGCTGTTGGCGCTGCCTATGGTCCCGCTACTGCAGCTGGAAATCAGACGGCCGAATCGCTGGGTCAGCTTGGCCAGGCAGCCGCGCAAGCGACAGATAGCGTTCAGGATCTCGGCACTCAGATGTCAGATTCTGTCACCAAGTTCCAGAAAACAGTTGGCATCGGCCTGCAAGCGATCAGCAGCATCGCGATGGGCGTTGGCGGCGCTCAGATGATCCGCAAGGGCGGGGCTTACAACACCCTGATGGGTGCAGCTTCAATCTTCGGATCCATCAGCTCTATCACTGGAATGTTTGGCGCTGGCGGTGGACTGTCAGGTCTGTTTGGCAGCAAGCCGAAGTCGTCGCTCCCCGGCTTTACCGGCGAAATGCTCAACCTCGGCAACCTCGGCCTGCCTGGCTATGCCTCGGGCGGTCGCCCTGATCCCTACGACCCGGCGATCATCGGCGAGAACGGCCCTGAGCTGTGGGTTCCCGACCGCCCAGGCACGATCATTCCCAACGACGAGCTGTACGTCCCCGGCCTTGACGACAAGGGCGGCAGTGCCCCTTCGATCGGCCGCTATACCCGTCGCGCCGCGAGCAGCATGGAGAGCGGTGATGGTGAATCTAGTGACACCATCTACACCGGCAACTATGGTCGGGCCGTTCCGTATCAGCGGAGTGAAACGACCAGGGAGATCGACCGACTGGAGCGTGTCACCAGCAGCCCGAAAGAACTGCCTCCGATCAAGTACGAAACCACTCGCGTCAACGAGTACGATTTCGTCACTCCCGAGCAGCTTGAGGCATCTAATGCCCGTACTGCTAAGGTGGCCCGGAACCAGACGATTCGTGAACTTGCCGATAGCATGAAGACCAGAAAACGACTCGGCCTGTAGTTATATACTTGTCGGGCAATTAAGCGACCATACGCCAAGGCGACGGGAAGCCGGGGGTGGGTAGGAGTGGCCCCGCGTGGTATAATTGACTGATGAAGCGACGCTACCGGTTTCGCCTGTATCCACACCCGCACCAAATAGGTGCGATCGGCAAGGCCTTTGGCTGCGCTCGCGTTGTATGGAATGACGCTCTAGCCAAAAGCCGCGAGCTATACAGTGCTGGTCAAAAAGTTACCTATCCAATTTTAGCCAAGCTTTGCATTACTCAAGCGAAGCAGACTCCTGAAAGAAAGTGGCTTGCCGAACCAAGTAATACGATACTTCAGCAGTCTGTGCGCGACCTTGACAGAGCCTATCGTAATTGGTGGAATAGCCTAAAAGGAAAGCGCAGGGGCAGTGGGGTTGGCCCGCCGCGCTTCAAGAAAAAGTGCGGCACCCAGTCAGCTCGTTTTACATCCAATGCATTTCGCGTAAAAAATAATCGTTTGATTCTTGCAAAAATTGGTTCAGTGCCAATTATTTGGAGTCGCTCACTGCCGTCATCGCCAACCAGTGTCACAATTATTCGTGATTCCAGCGGACGTTATTTCGCAAGCTTTGTTGTAGAAGTCGAGCCAAGTCAAATGCCGAAAAACGGCAAAGTGATTGGCATAGACTTGGGCTTGACATCCCTCGCCGTTACCTCAGATGGCAAAAAGATTGCTCCGCCGAGGTTTCTGCGCTCGGCGCTTAAGCGGCTGCGGCGGCTGCAGCGCAACCTGAAGCACAAGGAAAAGGGCTCTAACCGTCTGGCTTTCGCTAGACGCAGGGTAGCCAAGCTGCACGCCAAGGCTGCTGATCGGCGCCTCGACTTCCTGCATCAGCTCTCGACCCGCATCATCCGTGAAAACCAAACGGTGGTGCTGGAAGACCTGAACGTTTCGGGGATGCTGAAGAACAAGAAGCTGGCCCGCTCGATTGCCGATGCGGGTTGGCGGCAGTTCAGGGCTCTGCTGGAGTCCAAGGCTGAGCAATATGGCAGGCAGGTGGTTGTCATCAACCGATGGCTCCCTACCAGTCAGGTCTGCTCAGCTTGCGGCCATCACGACGGCAAGAAAGAGCTGTCGATTCGGGAGTGGCAGTGCCCGAGTTGCGGAACGGTTCACGACCGCGACATCAACGCTGCTTTGAACATCCTCGCCGCCGGACTGGCGGAGAGTCAAAACGGGCGTGGAGCCGTGCATCAGTCCACCCTTTCGGTGGCGGCAGGCTGTGAAGCGTCAACCCACCCGATCGCTGAGGCATTCCCATGCACAGCGTAGAAGGAGGCTACCATCTGTATGGTGGCTGGAAGTCAAAGCATGAAGACACGTAAGCGCCTGGGGCTCTGATTCAGTGAAAGGGGAATTCGCAATTGTCAGCTACATCCGCTTCAAGGAACGCGGGGGAGGGGGCTACCTCCCCTATGCGTACCAAAACTATTTCATTAACGAAACGCGCACTTACGGTGGAGTTGATTACGACTTTGCCCCTCTTGGCGTTTCTGGTGGTGGCGGCAAGCAGGGCGGAGAACGCAGCAGGGGTGCGATCGTATGTCCAGCCAACACCCTTGTCCAAAACATCTTCTGGCAAGCGGACTCCAGTAAGTGGCTGGTTGAGGTAACTTCAGTAGAGATTGACACTGAAACCGATCAAGAACTTACGCAGCTGACCAAGATGCTGTGGTCCTGCAGGGTTGAGGGTGCGGTTGAGATGGGCAGGCCGGGTCAATCTGTTCTTCAGCTTGCCAGTCCACTTGATACTGTCAACGCTACAGTTGGTGGTAGACCGCTTTCACAGTCGCTTGTGGGAGCGCTGCCAACATCTGGAACCATTTCCGTATGAGCCTTCATCAGTATCTTGGACTGAAGCATGAGTTCTGGGCTGACCCGAAAGAAGGAAAAGCCGCAGATTGCTTGCTCCTCTGTTTCACCCTTCTCGATGAAGCCGGAATCTACAGGCCAGAGATTGATCCTCGTTGGATGGACATGGCCGCTGCTGGACTCTGGGGTTCACTGGAGACGGCTTGGAATCATCACACCTGTCCAACTGATGTTGTTGAGCAGGGCTGTGTAGCAATGACGCGGAACAGGGGAGCCGGCGGACACCCAAAGCTCGGGATCTCTACGGTACTTGAAAATAGCGGCAATCTTGGTGTCGTTACAATTCACACAAGGAAAGGTGTTGTTTGGCTTCCTCTTACAACTCCCGGACTGCCAAAGTTCAACTTTCGCCGTTTTGTAAAGTGAAGCCTCATCTCCTGCCGATGCACTATCGCCTCGGTCGCATCTTGGGGATCCGGCCGGAGGAGGTGAAGCGGTTCTACGCAGAGGCTGCCAAGAGGGCTGCCAAAGGGCCTCGACCAGCCGTTGTGGCCGGCGAGCCCCTGGGAACGCTGGCTGTGATCTCCCTGGTCGCCTCGGCGATCTCCGTGGGGCTGACGATCATCGCCCAGTTCTTCCGGCCTGGGGAGGTGGAGCCAGCCCGGATCCAGAGCAGCGAGCGCCTGGGCAAGACGGTCAGCGATGTGCGCCGCTACGCCCCTCGGGAGGGCTTCGATTCGCTGCAGCAGCCGGCAGCGATCGGCCAGCCGATGCCGATGGTTTTCGCTCTGAAGGAGGTGATTGACGGCGAAACCTACGGTGGCATCCGCGTCAACATGGATCTACTGTGGAGTCAGCTGCAAACAAGCAATGGTCAGCAACTACTCCGTGCTGTTTTCCTTGCTGGCGATGGCGGAATTGCTGAACTTGACCCTAATGGTTTTGCTCTGGGCAATAATCTTCTGAATGCGTATAACATTGGACCAGGAACAGAATTAGGATCCTCGTACGTCATCTACTTCAGGCCGGATGGCGGCAGAATCACGTCTGAGGACAGAATTGCCGGCAGACTTGCAAATCTGGATCCGGGGAATGCTGAGAATCAGGGTGGCGACGATGTTTTTGCAGCTCGCTCTATTGACAGAGCATGGGCTGGTGACTTCTGTTCTGTCGTCAGACCCAGTTCAAATGCTGCTTTTGGCGTTTATTCTCCAATCGGCAACAATCTCGCTTATCGTATAAATCCTGTCATCAGGGCTCAGTACCAAGCTCAACTCATTCCAAAGGGTGATGATGGCGATGCTAAGGTTGTTTGTCAGATTGATGATGTAGCAGCGGCGCAACGTGACAAAACACGCGCAGTCTACTCAACTCGATCTGGTTTCATCTCTGGCGACGCAAGCGCGATCGGCAACACACTGACATACGTTCTTGACAAGAGCAGCGATGTTGAAACTGACTTCAGCAAAGCGTTCAATGCTCAAGCATGGGATGTCAATGTTGAGGTTGAGCGAATTGGTGGGAGTGGGACAACCGTAAATGAATACAGATCAACCAATTCAACCACTGGACTTAGATCCACCGCTTTCAGTGGAAGCCTCTCGGCTCTTGAAGCTGGTATCCAATGGCTTGACTCGGGTGATCAGGTCGTACCGAATCCAATCGTCACCGTCACCCAGCAGTCCGGCAAGCGCGTAACACTCAGTACGCGACTTCAGTACAACGCTTCCGGGCTGACGAACGATCAGAAGAAGGCGCTGCTGTATTCAAGATTCAAGATTACATTCGTGAATGGGGCAGTTGACGATGACGAAGAGCCGTCAACTTACTACCGCGTCAACGTTCAACAGGAAACCGACGTTGAAGCAAACTACGATGTCGACTTCATCAACCAGACATTCTCCGGCAATTACAGTTCAGCCTCAACTATTTACGTTGTTGAATCAACCGCTGATTCAAGGGAAACGGTTCAAGCAACGCTAAATAAGGGTGAGCTTTACAGCGAGCCAGCCGCTGACATCGCTTCCGCCATCGCCGGAAAGCAAGAGCAGTGGGACGACGCAATTCAGATCGGCTCTCTTTACAAGTTCGGCACGGCTCTTGTCGTATGCACCGGGCGCAGCCCCGAAGGCGAGGTCTTCACTAGCGAGGCAAACTTCTCTGATCCTGGCTCACAAGATCCGCGCCCAGGTCAAAGCATTGAAGCCACGTTCACCGTTGTCAGACCCGGCGTCATTGATCTGACGACTATTTCCGACCTCCGTGTCAATGCGAACGTTGGCAGCAACATTGACCGCTACACGGCAACAAATTTCCCGCACCTGTTCAGGGTTTCAATTGCAACAATCACGACCACAAGGCCGACGCGCCTGATTGAAATCATCATCAGGAGCACTCTTGGCATCAGGATCAACAATCTGTGCAACTTCAGGGACACTATTTCCTACGGAGCTGCAGATAACAAGGCATGTCTTGACTACAGGGGCGACACGATCTCCAAGGGATCAACGCTCAAGCAATTCAACTATACGTCTGGAACGGTAACGACCGCTCAGATGCGGTACTCGTTCTTCAGGATTCGCGTCAGACCAAGCAGCAGCACTGGAGAATGGATCACCTTTCCCGAGTGCTATTGCATTCGTGGAATCAATCAACAAAGTCAGTTCAATACGGTCAGACTCCAGTTCCCAACCGTTGAACAGTGGGAAATTGAGTTTGAGCCGCTTTCTGGCTGGGAGATCAGATCTGGTAACGCTTCTGGCGCCTACGTCCTGATCGAAGATAAGCGGCAGGCGAATGGAAATCTGATCACCAGAGCGCACGAATCAGTTGTGCTGCAGGTTTATGGAAAAGAGGGTAACGGCAGTGACGTTGGCGTTGTCAACGATGGCGATGATCCGTTCCGGCTGCCAGCCGTCCACAAGGACCAGGCGCAGGGATACGGGAACCTTGGCTATGGATACACTGATGGCGTGCAGTTCGTCGATGAATTTGGCGCGCTAGCTGAAACATTCGTATTCCCTGAGGTTTCTTCAACGGCTGAGGGCGGACCGGAGCATGAAATCGTCTCCGTGACCGAGATCGTTCAGAACGAGACGCTGCCGCTCTACCCGGACATGGGCATTGTCGGCCTGAACCTCCTCCCTGGAAACACATTCCAGCAGCTGGGGCAGCTCTCTGGCTATGCGAACGCTGGCTATCCAGAGGCTCGCAGACTCCTGAATGACATGACGCCGGGGCCGACGCACCTGTTCCCCGACATCGCTCTTGAGCTGTTCACCAATCCGGTCTACGGAACCGGCGATCAGGTCAGCGATGAGCAGATTGACATTGATAGCTTCCGTGAATCAGCTCAGTGGTGCTACGACAACAGGTATTTCTGTGATCTCGTCTATCTCCCGACGAATATCAAGGAATGGGTAGCCAAGAAAGCGGAAGAGCACCTGCTGTATTTCATGGAGATTGATGGGCGTTACGTGCTGCGTCCCATGTTCCCGTACGTGGAGGGTGACCGAACCAACTGGAACGCACCCGTTGACATCAAGGGTGTATTCGGCCTGCTGCAAATGCGCAGCTTCTCATTCTCGGCGATTGACGAAGAGTCTCGTAGGTCGATCAAGGTTTCTGGTCGCTGGCGGGAAGAGCGGAAACTGAGCACGATCACGAATCCTGGGATCTTCCCTGTTGAGCGCGAGATTCTGTTGCGCGAAGCTGGTGCGCTTTCGTCGGAGGATGATCCGATCCAGTCGTTTGATCTATCAGATTTTGCGACAAACGAGAAGCACCTGATTGACTATCTGAAGATGAAGGCCCGTATTCGCAGGCTTTCAACACATGGCATTACAATGGAGTTGACGCAGGACTCGCTGCTCGCACCAATCAAGCCAGGCGACTATGTGCAAGTCCCTGTTGAAGTGACATTCTTCAATGAATACAAGACTGGCATCGTTAAGAGCGATGGCCTTGTGATTTCCGTCACCGACATTGAGCCTGGAACTTATCAGGCGATGATCTGGGATGGCATCCTTGAAAGCGAGGTCACGGAATCTGAGTTGACGATCAACGAAGATGGCACGGCTTCACCATCTGGCATCATTTTCGTGATCAAGGAATCCGGCTCCGACTACAAGACCTACAGAATTCTGGACATTGATCCGGCCGAAAACAGCGGATTCATCGCAAATGCCATTGAGACTCCGACTGATGAAAATGGCAGGCTGATCTTGTCCCAGAATTGGGGAGGGCTGTCCACTGACGAAAACTGGGTGATTGAAAAATGAACTTCGTACAGTTCCCAGACATCACCCCTTCGTCAATGGATTTTGTGGCCCCGCGCTTTCCGGTGGGGTCCGATACAAGTCTTGGCGGCGTTTCGTCAAGACGCAAGTTTGGCAATCGTCAATACGATGGCAGGCTTACAGTTGAATTCAGGAATATCTCGAACTATCTGTGCGCCCAGGTGCTGCTCACCTGCATCAACTCAAGGGGACTTGCGCCGATTGCCTTTTACGAAAGCTTTTTTCGTGGTGCTGGTGATGACCTGAGGCTGTTTCTTGATGGCTCGGCCTATCCTGGGCTTCTCTGGTACTTTATTGAAGACTCCCCACCACGTATCAATCGCGTGGAGGGTGGCGCAGAAGTATCAAATATGTCGATGGAGCTGGCGGCTCGGCTCATGCCGGACTCCACCGGTTCATCGACCACGCCGATCCTGCCGGCCCCTCTGCCAACGCCAGGAGGCC